CCAGCCGACTTATTGACATATGCAACAACTTCAAGATTTGAAGAAGAAATTGGACCACCTGAAATTGTTGCAGTCGCTGTACCCGCACCAGAGATAGAAAATCCGGTTGCGATATCAGAGTCAGCGTTTGCGATGGTCCAATCAGTAGTGTTTGCAAAGGTTTCACCCGATGCAACAAGATTGAGGGTTGCCTGACCAGAACCATCGGTCGTTGTTGTGAAACGACGCTGAACGGTTAGCGAAATATCTGAAAGTGATTGTGGTCTATTGTTGGGAAGTGGGAACAGAAGATTGTTGTCACCAGTCTCACGGAGAACGGCTTGACCATTCTCAAGAGCGATGTTGAACATATTCGTTCCTGAAGTACCAATCGATCGTACAGATCGGAAGGACTCACCGGAATTCATCTGAACATCAAAGAGGTAATATCGAAGTTCTCCACCATCTTCAAAGAGAGCACGAACTCGGCCAGTACCAATTGTAGAACCACCATACGAAGAGTCATCGCGAAGGTTCATTTGTTCGAAGGTATTGATGTTTGGAATACCAATACCACCAGTACCAACAACATAGTTACCATAGTTTGCCGCGACAACTTCGTTGTTTACGGCAACCGTGTCTTGAGCTTTGCTTACTACCTGAGATGTTGGATAATTGACTGCCGCTCGGTAACCATTGACATATGAGATACCATCAGAGATGTTTAGGTTAAGCTTAGTATTGTCCGAATCATTTTCTTCAAACTTGATACGGAATGGCTTGACATTGTAATTACCCGATTCTTCTCGGGTACGAAGCGCAAGAAGATCGTTGATGATGTTGTAGTCATCAGAACCCTGTACTTCATCAGCAAGAATACCTTCAATGACACGGCCAACATAGACAAACGTCTCATCTGATGCGACTTCATCACGAGTTGTAGCTGTAAGACGAATTCGGAAACGATCAGCGCCTGGTGCTGAAAGATTTGGAATCAAATCGTTGGAGTTATCATAAAGGGCGTTATCATCCTGAATGGTAACGATATCTTGGGTGACCAAGAAACCCACGTCAGTGGTTGGGTCATCGGTGTATTTTGAAATGATCTTTGATTGTGCTGGAGCAAAGACAAAGAATCCCTGAGAAAAGAAATCACCCTGAGCAATCGAGACTCGTGTACCACGACCAATGGCTGGATTGTTCGTGGTGTTAGTTGATTGTACGTTGAACTGATATGTACCATTGTCGATTTCTTCGCCTGGGCTCATACGGATCGGAATAGATCCTGAAGTACCGGCTGAAGTATCGGTGTAACGCACATATAGAGTGTCTGGATCAGAACCTGTCGCTTCGACAACTTCGATAACTCGAACTTTGACACCCGAAGTTTGACCAGTAAATTCTGTACCAATGAGAACCGAAGTGTCTGTTGGTAGGGCTGTTGCCGGTGCAAGTTTGATGAACTCATACTTGTTGTTAACAGTCATACCACCAGGATTTACCGCAGCACCTTCCTTGAAGATGTTGCGACCAAATCGTTCAACCTGACGCTGAATAATGGTCTGAAGCTGAGTTACTTCACGAGCCTGAAGCGCGCGACCAGTATTGAAGAGGATACGGGCATATCCATCCGAATCCTTGAAGTCGTCGTAGTATGTGTTTAGGAAAGTATTTTCTGTGTACTCGTTTGGCATGCTTTAACCTTAGAAACGGATAACGGCTTTGACATCTTCGGTCTGGTCATCAGAACGAGATACTGCCGCCCGGTTGTCAATGTATAGAATGGTTCCACTGAAAGCATCAGCTTCTGGTACTATGTATGCAAGAGAATCAGAATCAGCTCCAGCTGAATCCAGAGTACCATCACCAGAACCGTCTACCTCTGTAAGTGTCTCGCCTTCAGTGAAGGCCGCGAAACCGGTTTCTTCGTTTTGGTGATAGAAGACTTTTGTCTCGGCCGCATCATATGCGTCTACAACTGCTCTTGCTCCGGATGTACCACCCTCGATTGTCTTGTCAGCAGTGAATGCTGTGTTGACATCACCAAGAGAAAGCGCACGAAGCATATTTCCGGTACCACCAGTAAAGGCCGCACCAGATGAATCGAGAACCCCTTTCATGAGAACGATTTGACGGAAATCGTTCGAGGTAATGAAGTCACCGCCCTCATTACCAGATGGTTTCGAGTTGAACATGATCGAGGTTGAACGAAGATCATCTCTTGCATCAGCACCAAATCCATTTGGTGGAGAAAGGATTGCTCTGGCGGATGCTGCAGTTGAGAAACCACCACCTGAAAGAACAACTTCAGCTCTTGTATAACCAACACCAAGCGCTGAAGAGTCATTGTCCATCTCGATTTTGACAACGCCGCCGCCAGATACTGTGGCGGATGCTGCTGCACCAGATCCGTCTCCAACAATAGAAACTGTTGGAGCTGTCGAGTATCCGGTTCCTGGTGCGGTGATAGCAATGCTTGATACCTGCCCAGCAACAGCATTGTCTTGAACATTCTTCTGCTCAACATCAATAGCTGGAGATGATGAGTCAGTTGATGTGACAAGTCTTACTGGGAAGAAGTTTGCGGTCAAGAACTTTGAAGCATTAAGAGCTGAGAGTGTGAAAAGGAATTTCCAAACGTATCCATCAGCAGTTGTGAATGGAAGAAGCGAAGATCCAGTTGGCTGAACAGTTGAAGGAACTACAGTTCCGGCCGCATTCTTACCTTGCTGAAGACAAACATATACCGAATTGGTATCGGTGAAAACGTAATATGATGGAGTTGGATAACCGGCTTGGCTATCGTCCCATGCATTGTAAATTGTACCCGAGGTCCAGTTGTTACGAGGAACAACAAACGAAACATCTTCAGCTGATTTGACTGACTGAAGAGAAAGCCGAGCATTTCGAACATCTCGTAGGCTTTGAATAGGAGTTGGTGCGGTATCTGATGAGTCCCACTGCTCAGATCGACCGATGCCGATAAAGTATCTTTCAGCAGAATCAGCCACATCATCAAAGAGATCTTGGACGATCTGCTTTTTGAACTGCTCTGTAATAATTGCGACCATTGTTTATTCCTTACGCGAGACTTACGATGGACTGGTTACCAATAAGGAACCATGTTGCACCATTCCAAATAAGTTCGCATGCTTCGTCTTGTTGAATAGTAAGTGATGTTGCTGCAGCAAAATTTGTTGGTGTGATAGTCACATCACCCGCTCCCGCGTTCATGAACTTTTTGGATTCTCCGGCAACAGTACCATCAGCAAGGGTCATTGCCAAGGCCGACCCAGAATTGAAATTGATAGCTGATCGATCAGGGTTAATTGCACCCGATGAGTTTACAAAATCTACCTGATAAGCAACTTTTGAAAGGCGAACAGATCCGCTTCCTTTTGAGTTTATGGCGATAGTGATATCAGAATCGGTTCCAACTGCGCCAAAGGATGGGAAGCCAGATGCTGCAGCGTTTGATACCAAGAAGTTGTTCGCTGCTGAAGCTTGAGCAGAGAACTGAATCATTCCAGCACCATTGACATCGTTCAACGTGCCAGAAATATCTGGGGAACTGATTGATGGTGTGGTTAATGTCTTATTGGTTAACGTCTGAGAAGCAGCAAGAAGAACAATTGTATCCGAATCGGTAAGAACCGGAATATTGAGATTGTGATCAGCTGAAAGATTGCCTGGAACTATTGTATATTGGTGAGATGAGTCGGCATCATTGATTTGAAGACGTGTGACAATTGGATCTTCAAGTGTCTTGTCTTCAAGAGTCTGTGATCCACCCAAGAGAACTAGTGTTCCTGATGCATCTGGAATAATGACTTCACGATCAGCAGTTGGATTCTCAGCTGAAAGTCTAGTTTCGAACGCATCAGTTGAAGTACCCTCAAAGACGATATTGTCCGAATCGAAGGTTACAAGCTGTGAAAGACCATTTGAGTCACCACCCAAATGGAGCCAAAGGCGCAGGAAGTTGTTGTTGATCTTCTCCCCACCACTACGAAACGTATCGCCATTTCGATCGTTCGCTGCAGCGCCAAGGCTAATGATTTCTCTTGTGCTCATTTTTCAACCAATTGGAATTATTGTACTATTTATACAGCCCCAGCTGAATCATGCCAAGCCTGGTCAAATGTCTCAACAGTATTATCCCAAGTAATGGTACTTGAGTCGTCCCATGTAATAGCGTTGACATTGTCGATCGCGAATACCGATGGGTATACCGAATCGAAGGTTTCTGGTGTGTAGATGCTGTCGTAGAAATCGACGCTCTTTGCAAGGTTGACGCGCAAGGTTTCACCATCCGAATCGAAGAGAATTGTAAGTGGATCTGCAAATGCTGTAATTTCGACGGTAGTTTCACTTGGAACGATGATAGATCCAGCATCGGAGTCTGGGATCGCATCGGGCATTACGTTCAATGATGCTGAAAGATCCACAATACCTTCAGCAAGAACTTCACCACCAAGATAGAAACCAGCTGGGTGAACGAATTGCTTGTAAAGTTCTCTCCAGACCGAAATTGGCTGAGAACTTTTGATCAGAATTGAGAGGACCTGATAGAGTGCGCCATTTTGAATAAGCTTAAGAGACTCAGGTCCGATTCGTGACTCACCAACAATGAAAAGCTGATCCTTTGGGTACGAAATCTCAGCTTCTTCTCCGTACAACATACGAAAGAAGTACTTGGAGGAGTACAAGGAACCTTTGTACCGGAAGTAATCCGGGAAATTCTGTGCGATAACACGTGGATCATCAAGTTGATCTACAGTAAGACCAAGACCAGTTTCTTCAAGGATCGAATTCAAAAGATCAATGGGAACAGATCCAATGTCACGAACTTTGTAGAGATCTCTTAGGTCTGAACGAAATCCTCCATCAGAGTCCATGTAATCCATATAAGCATTAAGCAGCTCGATCAGTTTTGGATTGTCGGACTGGAAATACTCCGGTAGAACATCAACAACCTTTGGTGTGTTGAAGTCTAGATCTCTGCGACCAAAATCTTCTGTGGTCTTATTGGACATCAGGTTGTAAGGCTAACTGCAGTGTTTTGACGATCAACAATTGCAGCCGCGAATGAAACCTGATTGTCGATATCGTAGTAATAATTGCGAAGTGGTTTAAGGACGTTATCGTTCGATGGTTTTGCCGAGAACTTGATGAAGGAATCACCAGAAGAAATTACACCCGGAGCAAATCCAGTCAATTGAACACGACCAGTTGCTGGAGTGTATTGACCAATATTGTCAACGATCACGTCATTGTTGGCGTTCACAAGTTGAAGTTTTGTCGATCCAAGCTGATTCTTCACGGTTACGACTGAGCCGTCGTAAACAAACGATGTTGACGTGAGAATGTAATCAGTTGCTGATGGTGTTGCAATTGCGACCGGGAAATCAAACTGGTAAGAAGTCTGAACTGGTGTACCGGTTGGATCAAGTGATGTGATTGGAGTAAGACGCTGTTGGACCTTTACATTGATCTCGGTCGAAAGAATCGACGATGAAATTTCATCAATATTTGCCGCAAGATTGGATTTACGGAAAGTCCCTTTGAAAGTTTTCAGGTTGTCTTCAACGTATTGTGAAACCTTGGAATTCACTTGGCTTTCAATAGTACTTTGAGTCAACGACGTAAGATTTGGGTTGAAATAGAATTGAGTTTCAATTTCAAGGTACGTGATTTCTGGATCAACAAAGGAAACATCAACTGAAAGAACCGCGAGGTTTTCATTCAGAACTGAGCTGATATTGTCTTTGACCGCGTTTTGAGATGCTGTCGAAACTCCGTCATCAAAGAGAAGGCCAACATATACATTACCATATGTCGGTGGATTGTTGTCCTCTCCACCCCAAGCAACAACATCTGTTACTGATGGGAATCGAGAAAGGATGGTGGTTTCATAATCAAGAGCTGTGACAAGGCGATTCTGTGCAGCAAATCCAAGTGGAGCATTCTGTCGAATCGATTCAATAGATTGACGATTAGCACCACCATGAGAACGAGATGCTGTTGCAACCTGGAGATCAAAAGACTCAGCACCAATTGTAACTTGAGAAATTGGAGTGAATGACGCCGCTGAATTTGCTTCTGGTCCTACAGTTGAAAGATAGGTGATTACAACCTTGTTACCCACGGTTGGTTTCAAGCCAGTTGTTTGTCCATCACCAAATGAAAGTTCGTAATTTCCGTTTGGAGTTTCTAGGACATTGTAGAATGTCGAATCAGATGAAACCTGAGTCGCATTGTTGATATCGACATACGAGGTAAATGTGGTACTGTTGTACGTGTCGTATACCAAAACTGTAAGGGTTTCGGTATCGATGGTTTCGTCTGGGATAACAAAGACCTGTCGCTCATCTTCA